CTCCCCTACTCAAAACGCATTTAGTCATTGTCCTCGGGTTCGCCACTTTGACCTGGCAATCACCCCCAGTCCAATTTATCCTTACGTCGTGAAATGTAGAACTGGCTTTCATGGAGACGCCCAGCAGGTCGGGATGGGCTGACACGTAAGTCTCCCTCATTGCGAAGGCCAACTTGACCCTCTTCTCCACAAGGGAGAAATTTATGTTACCATCCTCGAGCCCGTTGCGGAATACCCACTCCTGGACCATAGCTGAACTCACACCTGAGAGGATGTTCGGCAAAACGTGAAGTGACACAGTGGGCCTAAACAAATCTCCAGACAACCTGTGAAGGATATTTCCGCCAACGTTGAGCTCCCCCATTTCGTATATCCTTTCTACCTGAGTTATTCCATACATGCCCATCACATAACTGAAAGCCTTATATATGACACAGCGCTCTACTGCAGGGGTCACTGACCTCCCGAACCCTGACACGCTGACCATCCACCTAGTATCGGTAGCCAATTTGTATATTCTGGAGGTGTGCCTTCCTGTGAAGTGTAAGTAAGTGAACTCCCTAATGCCTTTATAGAGGGACTGGGCTGCCACGTCTGGCTGCCTATAACGGGCCTTGCCGCCTCTGGAGGTCATTGCGGGAACCCTACTCGATACCACGACCGGGTCCTGGCTTGTATCCCATATAGTGACTCCTTCAGTGGTTGGCTCGGATATGGCAACAAACTCTATGCCTGGAAACATGAAGCCCCTCCTTGCTATAAAGAATGAGGTCGGATCTGCCCTAGTTGGGAACCTCATACCGTTGGTAGACCTGTCCATAATCAATGTCTTTATTGTGGTTCGGTTCTGCTTCATGACCATAGCGGAGAACTCCAGCATCCCCCCAGCCTTCTTGAACAAGCCTCTGGAAGTGCATACTTTGGACACTAGCGACTTCTTATCCCTAACAGGTGAGCCTTCTGTGAACACCGAGGCCACCCTGCAGTGCATACCATGCCTAAACAGCTCCAGGAGGTTCAACTTCATGTTCCTCTCGTCATCGTCGGACTCTAGCATGTCCGCATAGCACTTCTTATACCTCAGCTTCCCCAGTGCTGCACTTACTCTGCCCTCCACCAACGAACCAACAGTGTTTATACCTCTCCTCGCAGGGAAGTGAGAGCTCAAACAAGAAACTTCTTCTCTTGGTTCAGATGTTGGGTCCGATGCTGCAAACGCGGTGCTAAGCAACTTGGTCAGGTGAGAGCTGGGTCCACATGCTTGGATCATCATTATAGACATTGCATCTGCAACCCGAGTGCTACTGACCGAGTGACCGCTTAACATCTGGTAAAGTCCGAACTCTAAGCCCCTCCCACCGTACTGTTCTGGCGAGTACAGACCCAGTATGTAAATCATCAACATGTAACTACCCTTGCCCTTGTGTGGTGAACCCATAAGTATCTCCTCCGTTAAGACGTGATCGGTCGAGTAGGCGCTGTCAACTTTGAAACCAAGGTCTGTAAGTAGACCCACCGACCTCTGTATGGAGCTCATCTGGTCATGACTCTTTTCCTTAGACTGCCGATTCAAATTCATCACCTCCTTTGCGAGCCAGGACTCCTCCCTAGTCTTTGCTGCCTCGTTCAGGAATACTCTCGTCCTCACACACATGGAGGCTTGAGCCTGCGGGCTAAACTTCGTAATGTCCAACGCAGATGCTGTGGTTACCCTTGAAACCGTGCTAAGGAAACTTGTCCTCATGAGGGAGAATGAGTGACAGTGCTTTAAGTACTGAGTTGAGAAGGGGTGATTCGACTGTTCAAGGGCAGATGTCGTCGATGAGCTCACCGAGGCCATCTCCTGCGATTCGCTGTGAAAATTTGCCTCCGACATGCTAGACACGGAGCACAACCTCTTCAATGTCGCATCGGCCCTGAGTCCCTTGTGCTGATGTACTCTCAGCATCGTAATCCTGTTGTCAGAATATGCGCATTGAGACATCTTCAGCTTGTGACCAACAGATTCTGCGTGCTGTTCCATGTGCTTGAAGAATGGCTCCACCAGCATCCCTTGATCTTCACTTTCTTCGACGATGGCAGCTATGTCGTCGGAGTAAACTAGGTCGGAAACTATCCTTAGGGGGCTCTCATCCCTGGCGCTGTCTACTATCACTGAGCTCATAGCCGTCCAAAAAGGATTCTGCCAACCTTCTATACCGCCGTATTGGCCCTTTATGGTGTAAACTTCATCTTCGTATTCCTTGATGTAAAAGACGTCTATATGTCTGAAAAGCCGGGTGTGGTTCTGCCCCTTGTCGTCTCCTTGGACTTTTGCAAACTCTGCGGCCACAGCAGAGCAGCACCCTTCCTGCATGTTCTGGTTGTGACCCTCGAAGTCTGCCATGTAGGCCCTTCTGTTTTT